GAGATTTATAGGGTATGGTCAATTCTTCTGAAGCCCAAGACACAATATTTGGATTTTTGTCGAGCCAATTCATCACTCGACATTCCCATGACGAGCGATATATGATGTTTTTTGGATCCCCAACATATTTTTGAGGATTTGAGGGTCGGAACTTTCCAGAATATGCCATAAATAGTATATATCACTTTTCTAGAAAACAACCATGGCAATCATTTCAATACCAACATCAATTGGCGGTCTAAACATTCCAGGCGGACTTTTTGGTGGTCCACTATCAGATTTATTTGGTTCTGATATTGGATATTTCTCATACCAATACCCAAGAGACCTTGGAAGTTCTAACAAATCTCACGCAGTTTATTTCACAATTAAAGAAGTTGAAGAAGTAAAATTGAACGAATTGCCTGGTTTTGTTAACAAAGGAGTTGAAGCATTGGGTGCAGCTGGTGAGAATGTCTTACAGGCTTATGAAAATGAAGGTGGAATTTTTAATATAGCTGAATCAGTATTTGGTAGTGTAAAAGATACTCTTTCAGGTAATTGGTCGTTTCAAGGTGCTTTGAATACTGTTTTTGGTGGATTGACCACCGGATTACAATCAACTGCGGGTATGTATGAAGCTTTTGGAAGTTTTTTAAATAATCAAAGAAGCACACCAGTTGGTCAAATTGCACTATACATGCCAGAAAATTTCAATTTAACAACATCACTATCATATGATGACACATCTTCACTCGCTTCATCGATGGGTGCATTACCATTAATTGGTAAAGCTGTTAGAGCAGCAACGAATCTTGCTGGTGGTGGAGATAATGACGCACTTAAATTGGTTTTAAATAGAGCAGGTTATGTTTTTAACCCACAAAAACAAGTGTTGTTTCAGGGTGTTAACTTTAGAGATTTTCAATTATCTTTCACATTTACACCATATTCCGCAGCTGAAGCTGAACAAGTCAAAAACATAATTGAAAAATTTAGAATGTATGCCTCACCAAAGAAGAACACCGAAGTGGGTCAAAATATGTTTTGGGTTCCACCAGCATTGTTTGAAATCGATTTTAAACAACAAGGTCAACACAACGACAAACTACCAAGATTGAAAGATTGTGTTATAGAAAGTATTGATGTTAATTATACACCAAATGGTTGGTCAGCTCATGCTGACGGTGCACCAGTTCAAACAAATCTAACCATTCAATTCAAGGAAATATCATTGATTGGTAGGGATGATGTTCAAGCAGGATATTAAAAATGCAATATTTTAATTCTTTACCAAAGGTTGTTTACACGGACAAAAACAACAACAGAACATTATATACAAATTTAATGTCTAGAGCAAGTGTTGTTCCTAGTGTTTTGAATAACATTTTATCATTCTATGATTATGACATTCAAGACCAAGACACACCAGAAATTATCGCTCACAAATATTATGGTGACATAAATCGTTTTTGGATTATACTCTATTGCAACCAAATCAATGACCCACTATGGGACTGGCCTTTGAGTTCGGTAAAATTTCAAAAGTATATACTGAACAAATATTCGGGTCAGAATGGTCAACCTTATCCTGACGATATTCACCATTATGAAATTGTTAAATTAAAAAGAAGTTCTGCTGCACCAAATGAAGTTCAGGAAGAAAAAATAATTTGTTCAAAAGAACAGTATGATGATGCTGCATTTTCAGATTTCCCAACAATTACTGTTGGAACCGAAGTAATTAATTTTGAAATTACAAAGAAAGTTGTTAGTAATTATGAATATGAATATGAATTAAATGAATCAAAAAGAAAAATTAAAATATTGAACAAAGAGTATGCGGCTCAGTTGGAAAAAGAGTTTGTAAATTTGATGAAGAATTAAGATGGCTATATTTGCACAAGATTTCGATTTAGAATCAGTTGATATTATTGCTGATAATGACCAAGCAGTTAAAATAAAATACCTCGTTGTTGAATTAAACTTCTTTGAGGATATATTCTCTTTTGCTTGTTCAGGAAACGTGGTCGTAAGGGATGCTTTGGGTATTATTGAGAAACTGAAATTGGATGGTTCAGAGACTATTCAAATTTCATATGGAAAATCGAAAGATACAACAAAAAATACCAGAAAGTTCAGGTTGTATAAAGTAGGCAATAGAATACCTGCTGGAAATAAAACGTCAGAACACTACACATTGTATTTCACATCTGAGGAAATGTTTCTTTCCGAACAATTAAAATTAAGTAAACCTTTCAAAGGATTGCCTATTTCGGAAATGATAAGAAAAATAATGATGGACGATAATAATGGTTTGAGAGTTCCATCATCAAGAATACAAGCAATACAACCAACATACGGTTTGTATGATATGATTGTTCCAAAACTTAAACCATTTGAAGCTGTAAGTTGGTTGTCAAATTATGCTTTACCTGGACAAGGTAAGGGTGCAGATATGATATTCTTTGAAACTAAAGATGGTTTTTATTTCGCATCAATCGCAACACTATTTTCAAATCAACCTGTAGCACAATATAAGTATCAACCATCAGACACAGAAACTTTTAAAGCGGTCGATTTGTTCAATATTCTAAATTACGAATTCGTAAAAACATACGATTCATTGGAAGCAACCAATTCTGGAATGTATGCGAACAGAGTTATCACAATCGATCCTATTTCTAGAACAAAGATTGTAACAGATTTCAACAAGGCATCCTTACCTGGTTACAGTCAAACCGGAACAAACTTAAATAGATTCGGTAAATATTCCGAAGAAATGGTTGAAAGTAACCTAAAGTTGGTTTTTGGCAACGCAAGTCAATTAAATGAAGAATATATAAGTCAAAGTCCAGATAGTGTTGCTAAAAATATAAATGCTGAGGTATTCATTCCAAACAGAACCGCACAATTAGCACTAGCACATTATACTGTAATGAAGGCTATAGTTCCTGGAAACAGTAATCTAACTGTTGGTCAAACACTAGACATACAATTAAATTCGTTTGGTATAGAAGGAACTGGAAAACAATCTTCAATTGAAGAAGATATATATTATTCAGGAAAATATTTAATTACAGCTGTGCGTCATGTAATACAAACGCAAGGTGTATATCAAACAGTTTTGGAATTGGCCAAAGATACTTCTTCTATGGAATTCCCAAGTCAACAATATGCACTTTCATAAGGTGAAAAATGAGTTTTATAGGTAAAGATGGTTTTATATGGTGGGTCGGAGTAAACGAATTCAGAGGTGATCCTTTGGGTTTAGGCCGATGCAAGGTCAGAATTTTTGGATGGCACACAGATAACAAAACAGAATTGCCGACTGAAGATTTGCCTTGGGCTTTACCAATGTATCCAATCAACAACTCAAAAGCATTTTCTGCACCAATGTTGGGTGAATGGATTGTAGGTTTCTTTATGGACGGTGTAGCTGGTCAAGCACCTGTTATGATGGGTGTTTTACCTGGAATAGAAAAACCAACAAGTAATACAGTTCAGGAGATATACTAATGGGATATGATTGGTCTCAAGAACCAGCAGAACCAGGAGCAAAAGATTTACCACCGGCCGTTGGTAATGAAAACTTAAAACCACCTCCTGGTGCTGAAAATGACGGCCGTGTAGAAGGCACACCAACTATACCTGCATCCGCAAGAGGCATCGTTGATAAAACAAGTCGTGGAAATAACAATAAAAAATTGACTCACGTGTGTAGTTTTATTGATGAGATGCAAAAGAACATTTATCTCAAAAAATTCATCAAAGCAACCGCTCAGACAATCAGAGACGGAATTCGTTGGATTCTAAAAACTTTAGGTTTTACTGATAGAACAGGTGTTTTTGCTTATATAACAGCCAAATTGAAAGAAGCTGTGCGTTGGTTGAAACAAGTTCAAAAATTCTTAAAAGATGTAATCAATTTCGAAAGATATGTTTTAGCATTCATCACAAAAATCAGAGCACTAATTACATGGATTCGTTCATTGCCAGCAAGATTTATGGCCCTCTTAGCACAATGTTTAACCAAATTTTTAAAATTGGTTGGCAGTGTTTTTACTGATTTCTTTAAAGAACTTACAGCCGGAGAAGATACTGGTTTTGGTGATTTGTTGAAAGAAACTAAAAATTTGTTGAACGAAACTGCAAATACTGTAAAATTGGCAACCGCAGCTGCAGCAGGTGCTGTAACAATCGTAGGTATGGCCACCACAGGATTAATGATTCCTGCTTCTGCTGCTGATTTGAAAGCAGCAAATAAAACTATTGCACAATATGAAAAAACTT